AGCACGGTGTCTTTGAAGATTCACAGATGACCTATCCTTGGTTTGCTCCGAAGATGCAAGTATTTGAATCTGGTGCTGTTCAAGATATGTGCGGAGAAGATGTCTCATTCTGTTTAGATGCAAAGGAGGCAGGGTTCCGCATTATGTGTGATCCACGTATTCGTGTAGGACATGAAAAAACAAGAGTTATTTAATATCTCTCATAACGGTAAGATTCTTTATAAGGGTCTTACAGAAGAGGAATACTTCGACAAAATGCAAGACTTAGCAGATGAGTATTATGAAAATGGTACACCGCATCCGCTCGAACTTAGAACATCAATGACAAACAATGGCAAAAACATTTAGTATGGGGATTAATATTGAATCCCGTCCCAAAAAAACTCGTCAAGGAAAAGGAAAACACTCGAAATACTCGGCAACATCCCGTAACTCGGCTCGTAAAAGATACAAAGGACAAGGCAAATAATGTTTTGTCGCATTCGATTAAAAGACACAAACTATCAAGAGTATCATAATTATCGTATTCTTGATGGTTCTTCTTTTAACCGTTGTTTAGAGATATACAAACAATATGTAACTTATAAGAAGTTTAAAGATATTGTACCAATCTTCGTTGAGGAGTTTGAACTTCCTCACTCTGATGTGATTGGATATTATGATGGTAATGAATTAGTTGCCTTTACTCTCGCATATCGTTTTAAGAGTGCAAACAGTGTATGGGCAGATCAGTTCGCATGGGATTATAAGAATAAAAAGTTAGGTCTTGGACATATTGCTAACAAGAATGAGATTGCACTATATAAAAGACTTGGGTTTGATTACTTCTATTTGGGAGAATCATCAGACTATAAAGCAAAATTAGACGGATACGAAATTTCAAACTTTTTTGATACATGGCAAACTACATAGCAAATTTACCTACGAAGAAAGTATGGGTAAGAAAAGAATATTTAACTGACTTTCAATCAGGTTTTGGTGAATTTGTGGAGGGTTTATGGGTTACTGCTAAATCAATTCAAGGTCGTGTTTTTTATTTTGAGACATATTTACCAGAATATGGTGCAATGTACGACAAATTACCAATATCTGCGTTTTTATCGTCCCCAAAAACACCTGATCCTGATATGGATTTGGTTAATTTGCAGTTTTGGAACTGTATGGACTATGATTTCACTGTAATTGTAAAACAATTTGTTGCTCCAATGGAGTGGGAACTACGAACAAGGCACTTTGGAAACCAAAAAGGGCAGTATATTTGCACTTTAGACAACTATCACGGTGATTTTGACCAAATTGATGCCTCTACAAGTGAAATGCCCGATGAACATAAGTCATTTAACCTTATTCAACTAAGAAATGGGCAGTTTGCACTATACCCAAACAACCGATGTCGTATCTATGACACCTCTATGACACCACAAAAAGTCAAAACACCTGATTTTAAGGTATCAACAAGGATTTTTGAGGTTGAGAATGATGTAAACTGGGGTCGTTTAGGTGATTGTGACGATTATTTCTGGACAACACCCGATGAAAGACAAAAAGAGTAGTTATATTTTACATTGGATTGGTCAATTATCCAAAGTAAGACCAGAATTGGGTAATTTTGCAATTTGTCCTTATGCATCAAAGGCAAATTTTGCAATTATTGATGAAAAATTAAGTCAAATTATGCCAAATCCTAATTATGATGTCGTTATTTACGTCGTTGAGGATAATATTAGTGAAAATTTTCTATATGATGCAGTTGATGACTATAATCGCAACTATCCTGACTTTAAATTTATCGCAGATCATCAAAAAAAGAAAACTTATATTCAAGGAATTCAAACAAGTAACGGAAAATACAATTTAGTGCTCTGTCAACCAAGAAATGAGTTAACAGAGGCAAGAAAAAAACTTTCAAAAACAAATTATTACAAATATTGGGACAAATCTTATCTAAAAGAGGTTCTAGAAGAGGATTATCCAGTAGTTCAAATCAATATTGAACCAGAATTAGGATAAATAATAACATTTACAAAAAAGTGTCATAAATAAAACAGGAAAACAATTGTTTACATGGCAATAAAACGGATATCAAGAGCATTTAAAGACATTTCTTTGTCTTTTACCCCTCATCCAGTCACAAAAGACCTCCCAGTTCTTAAAAATGAGAATGCAATCAAGGCATCCGTTAGAAATTTAGTACAAACTATCCCTACTGAGAGGTTTTTTAACCCAATTCTTGGGTCAGAGGTGAGAGATAGTTTATTTGAGTTTGTAGATTATGGTACTGCATCTGTTATACAAGAGCAAATTGAGATAACTCTTGAAAATTTTGAACCTAGAATAGATAATGTAAAAGTTGAAGTAGAACCAAGACCAAATTTGAACGAATTTGAGGTCACTGTGTTCTTTAATATTGTTGGACAGCAAGTTCCTGCACAAGAATTTACGTTTATACTCGAAGCAACAAGATAAATGCCTTTTACTAAATTTACAAATCTTGATTTTGACCAAATTAAGGTATCACTTAAAGATTATATTCGATCAAACTCAAATTTTACTGATTTTGACTTTGAAGGATCTAATTTTTCAGTCTTAATTGATACTTTAGCATATAATACCTATATTACAGCCTTTAATTCCAATATGACGGTGAATGAGTCTTTCTTAGACTCTGCAACTCTTCGTGAAAACGTGGTTTCTCTTGCTCGAAATATTGGTTATGTGCCAAAATCAAGAACTGCTGCTCAAGCAACAGTCTCTTTTGACGTTACAACAAGTGGAAACACTCCCACTCTTACTCTACAAGCAGGTTTAGTCTGTGTAGGCAGTTATAATGACACATCTTATGTGTTTTCAATACCAGAGTCCATTACAACAACCACGACTCAGGTAACTGATTCAAATGGTAACGTAATTTCAAGCACTGGATCATTTAATAACATAGTTGTATATCAAGGAACATACCTAACAAAGACATATACAGTAAATGGATCACTAGATCAAAGATTTTTGATAGATAATTCATTTGTTGACACCTCTACTATTAAAGTTTACGTTAAAGGTTCCTCTGATACTGGTTTAGGGAAAGAATATCGTAAAGTAGACAATATATTAAACATAACAGACACATCAGAGACATATTTAATACAAGAAGTAACCGACGAAAGGTATGAACTCTTATTTGGTGATGGTATATTTGGAAAAAAAATTGAAAATGATGCTATTATAACAGTCACATACATCGTAACCGATGGAACTGAAGGAAATGGTGCTGCTTCTTTCTCATATGCAGGAAGTGTTGCTTCATCATCAAATCAAATACAATTACCAACATCATCACCAACAGTAACAACTGTCTCATCAGCAGCTAATGGGGGTAATATCGAGTCAATTGACTCAATTAAGTATTTTGCACCTAGACTGTATTCATCACAGTACAGAGCAGTTACAGCAAGGGATTACGAGTCTGTAATACAACAAATATATCCAAATACTGAATCAGTTTCAGTTGTAGGTGGTGAAGAATTAGATCCACCAGAGTTTGGAACTGTTTTTATTACTATTAAACCAAAAAATGGTGAGTTTGTATCAGATTTTGATAAACAGTCAATATTATCAAATTTAAAAAGTTACACATTAGCAGGTATTAATCAAAAACTACTAGATCTTAAATTGTTATACATTGAATTAGAATCATTTGTATATTATGATCCATCTAAAGTCTCAACTGCTTCAGATTTGAAAACTAGAATCACAAATGGTCTTTTATCTTATGCTTCATCAACTGATTTGAATAAATTTGGTGGTAGATTAAAATATAGTAAGGTTTTGAATGTTATTGATAATGTAGATGATGCAATTACATCAAATATATCGAGAGTTGTTATACGTAGAAATTTAAGAGCATTGACTAATCAATTTGCTCAATACGAATTATGTTTTGGTAATAGTTTTCATAGCAATCCAGAAGGACGTAACATAAAAAGCACTGGTTTTACAATTCAAGGTAGAACTGATACTGTTTATATTACTGATATTCCAAATAAAAATTCTGATGGCACACTTGATGGAAGTGGTAAGGGTGTTTTAGCAATTGTTAAAGTAAGCACCGATGCATCTAGTAATTTGATTGTTGCATCAGCTGGTAT